GTAGCATCATCAAATAATGGGGATGGAAGCCTAATTTCAGAAGCTGAAAAAGCTCAATTATTAAAAGATATAAATAAATTAAATAATAAAGAAGAAAATTAATGAGATATGGTTTTTCAGGATTAAATCATAATTTAAATTCAAATAAAAATAACAATTTTGAATTAGGAAATAATAATCCTCTTACCATCATATCAATCAGAGTTATCAGTATAATTTTAGATAAATCTCATCCTAGATTTGAAGAATTAGGAGGATGGAATTCATTAGGAGCAATTGAATATGAATTAGTTACTAATCCAAATCCAAATTCTAAACTATATCCAGTTGCATATCCTATTAATCCTAATATAAAAACTTATCCATTAGTTAATGAAATAGTATATTTATTATCATTACCTAATACAGAAATAGGTAAAACTAATACTTCTAATAGACAATATTATATTAATATAATAAGTTTATGGAATCATCCTCATCATAATGGATATCCATCAAACCCCTCATCTTTACCTCCTTCACAACAAAAAGATTATGCTCAAACCCAAGGAGGAAACGTAAGAAGAGTAACAGACCAATCTACAGAAATATTTTTAGGTAAAACTTTTAAAGAACGCTCAAATATTCATCCGTTATTACCATTTGAAGGTGATTTTATCTTAGAAGGTAGATGGGGTAATTCAATTCGTTTAGGAAGTACTGTTAATAATTTAAACAATTGGTCATCTTCAGGAAATAATGGAGATCCAATTTTTATAATAAGAAATGGTCAAGGAATTAGATCTAATGAAGGGTGGGTTCCTATTACTGAAGATATAAATAAAGATGATTCATCTATATATTTAACTAGTACTCAAAAAATCCCTATTAAATCTAATAGTATAAATGATAAATTTGATTTTACCAGTTATAATTTATCAACGCCTCCACAATCCCCAAATGAATATGCTGGAAAGCAAATAATTCTCAATTCAGGAAGATTACTATTAAATTCTAATTATGATCATATATTACTCAATTCGGCAAAATCTATCAATTTAAATTCTCAAGAATCAGTTAATATAGATACTAAAAAATTCATAATCCAATCAGATAAAACATATTTAGGTAATGAAGAATTAGCCAAAGAACCGTTATTATTAGGTAATTCTACAGTTGATTTATTAAATAATTTAGTTTCTTCCTTAGAAAATTTAGCAACTGCATTACAATCAACACAAACTCCTCCTGCAGTTCCCTATCAACAATTATCATTAAACTTAACAATTCCAGCATCACAACTTAAAACAAGTTTAAAAGCTATAAAAGAACAATTGAAAAATATAACTTCAAAAAATAATTTTACTGTATAATGGCTAATTTATCTACATTTTCTTTTGAAGAGTATTATGATACTTTAAATAAATTATCTAATATAGATGCATTTAATATAAAACCTAATACCCCTGAATCATTTATAAGTGATAATATAAGATTATTTATTGCTCCTACTTTAAGAGCATATATATCTATTTTTAGAGAAAAATTATATGAAAAATATAAATTACCTGAAGATTTCCCAACTACTAATCTAACAACCCAATTTTTATCATTAGATGAAGAAAAAAAGATTTTAGGAATAGAAGAATTTAATAATTGGAAACAATATTGGAACGCATATCAGGATTATAGAAAAAAGACCCCACAACTACCTCCAAGAGGTACTGTAGGTACGGAAGAATTAATAGATGCTTTGGTTTTTGGAAGAAGAAATGCTAATTTATTTGGAGCATATCAAGTAAATTCTCCTGAAGTATCTAAAACAGCTACTAAAACAAATCAAGAAATAAAAGATACTCAACAAAAAAATTTAACTCAAAGTAAAATTACCTCAATCAAATCATCAGTAAGTAAAATTTAATAAATGGTAGGAAAAGATAAAATACCTGTTTTATTAGTCAATAAATCGCAAGAATTGATTGATCAATTAATCCCTACTATTATTCAAATAGCATCTCAAGTAGGTATTGAAAATATAGGTCAAGCAAATGAAAAATTACCTAATACATGTCTTTCTAAAGATGAATTAGAAAAAATTTTAATTATAAGAAATAATTTATTAACTAAATTAAATAATACCTCTAAATTAATAGAAACTTTAAGTAAACCCTTAGATGTACTAAATACTACAGTAAAGGTAACTTCAACTCTACTTACAACTACTAGTATAGCCAGAAAAGCTTCTAATATAGCTATAGCTGCTGTCCCATCACCTCCAGGTACTCCAGGTGCAATAATTTCTACTCTAAATGTTTTAAAAGATTTAGAAGAATTTATTACTCCTAAAATTCAATTAGCTAAAAATAGTGTTACTTCTATTTCTAATATATTAGATTATGTTAATTCAATTTTGTCTAAATTAATAATTCTATTAAAATCTATAGATAAATATCTATTAGGGTGTAATGTATCTGGGTTAGTAACTTTAAATGAATATTTAACTAAAGTTGATGAAAATTATAACCAAATCAAATCAGAACCAACAAATAAAGAAATATATCAAGGATTTATTTTAGAAGTTGTAGAAGAACCATTTTCACCAACAGTAAGTAAAAGAAAAGCTGTTGCAAAAAATTCACAAGGTATTATTTTATTATCAACTCCTTCATCCTTTACAACTATCCCACAAATTTTATTAACAGAACTTAAATTAATAATTGATAAAAATAATTTAAAAGCCAATTAATTTAATATTTATAACAAATGAAACAACAAGAACTTAAACAACTAATTGAAGAATCAGTAAGAAAAGTATTTAATGAAGAATTAAAAAATATCTTATTAGAAGCAGTTAAAGGAAATAAACAATCTATAACTGAATCTAATGATAGTAGAACAATTAATTTTTCAACAAATTCAATCCCACATAATCCAAATGTTAAACCTATTGATAAAAAACAGGCTTATATGGATATATTAAATGAAACAGCAGAAGGTCCAAAATCTCCTTATGAGCAAGAATTTAAAATAAATGGACCAATAAATACTATGTCTGAAGGAAGTTCACTTCCTGAAGGTCAATTAAGTTTAGATAATATAATGAATTTAATTAATAAATAATGGCATTTGGATCAAAGAAAATATTTCCAATAGATCAAAAACCAGGAACTGCGGTTGGAATTTCTATTCCATTTAATGCTCCTAATGTATTTTTTTCCACATATACTACTAAAGATGCCATAAAAAATAATTTATTAAATTTTTTTCTAACTAATAATAAAGAAAGATATTTAAATAATAAATTTGGTGCTAATTTAAGAGCCTTTATATTTGAACAAATTTCTTCAAATAATATTGATTTTTTACAAGAAACTATTCAATCATTAATAGGTCAATATTTTAATAATATAAAAATAGAAACCCTTAATATAAATGAATACCCAGATTCAAATGAAATAAATGTTATATTAGTTTATAGCATAATAAACACAGGAATTACAGATCAAATAGAAATAACATTTACATAATAATGGCTACTAATAAAAATATAAAATATATAAACAAAGATTTCTCAGAATTTAGAGCTAATCTTATAGATTATACAAAAACATATTTTCCTACTACATTTAATGATTTTAGTCCTGCATCACCAGGTATGATGTTTATGGAAATGGCTTCATATGTTGGAGATGTTTTATCTTTTTATTTAGATAATCAAGTTCAAGAAAATTATCTTCAATTTGCTCGTCAATCTAATAATTTATTTGAATTAGCTTATATGTTTGGTTATAAACCAAATGTAACAGGAGTAGCATTAACTAATATTGATTTTTACCAAAAACTTCCAGCTAAATTATCTGGTTCAACTTACATTCCAGATTTTGATTATTCATTATTCATAAATGGAAATTCTACAGTAACTACTACTAATGGTATTTCTTTTCTTATTTCAGATCCAGTTGATTTTTCAGTATCTAGTTCATCTGATTATACTGATGTTTCTATATATGAAATTTCAGGTGGTAACCCAACATATTTTTTACTTAAAAAAACAAGAAAAGCAATATCATCTACTATAAATTCAAAAACATTTACTTTTGGTAATCCTACAAAATATGCAACTGTTGAAATTAATGCTTCAGATATGGTAGGAATATTAGATTGTTTTGATAGTGATGGAAATCAATGGTATGAAGTAGATTATTTAGGTCAAGAAATGGTCTATGATTCTATAAAAAATACTAATACTAATGATCCTACTTTATCTTCATATAATAGTGATTCTCCTTATTTGTTAAAACTTAAAAAAATACAAAGAAGATTTGTAACTAGATTTAAAAACTCATCAACTTTACAAATTCAATTTGGAGCAGGCACAACAAATGACTCAGATGAAGTTATAGTACCTAACCCAGATAATGTAGGTATAGGATTACCTTTTGAAAAGACAAAATTAACAACAGCCTATTCCCCATCTAATTTTTTATTTACTAAAACATATGGGATAGCTCCATCCAATACTACATTAACTATAAGATATTTAACAGGAGGAGGAGTTGAATCAAATGTATCTTCTAATACTTTAACCAGATTAAATGGTGATGTGAAATTTTTAAATTCAAATCTAACTGCCATTACAGCCGATAATATTTTTTCCTCATTAGCAGTAACTAACCCAGAAGCAGCAAGTGGAGGAGGAGATGGAGATACAATAGAAGAAATAAGACAAAATTCTTCAATGAATTTTTCTACTCAATTAAGAAATGTAACTCAAGATGATTATTTAGTAAGAGCATTAAGTATGCCCTCAAAATTTGGAAATATATCCAAAGCATATATAGAACCCACTAAAATTGCCTCTACATCTCCAAATGAATTACCTAGTATATTAGATTTATATGTATTAACTTATGATATAAATAATAAACTTAATAACGCATCACTTGCTTTAAAACAAAACTTATCAACATATCTTTCTCAATATAGAATGCTTAATGATACTGTTAATATTAAAGATGGGTTTATAATTAATATAGGAGTAAATTTTGATATAATTGTACTTCCTAATTACAATAGTAATGAAATATTAACTAAATGTATAAGTGCTTTACAATCATATTTCTCAATAGAGAATTGGCAAATAAATCAACCAATAATATTAAGAGAATTATATATTCTTCTAGATAAAATAGAAGGAGTTCAAACAGTTAAATCAATTAGTATATCAAATAAAGTTGGAACTAATTTAGGATATTCTCAATATGCATATGATATTTCAGGAGCTACTAAAAATAATGTTGTATATCCATCATTAGATCCTATGATTTTTGAGGTTAAATACCCAAACACTGATATACAAGGAAGAGTAGTTTCATTATAAATTTTTATATTACATGGCAATTTTTAAAATATTTCCAACAAAAGATACAACATTATATTCTATGTATCCTGAAATGAATACAGGATTAGATGAAATTATAGAATCATCCCTTGAAGTAGGTATCCTACCAGATCCTTCACCTCAAACAAGTCGATTTTTAATTCATTTTGATAATGATGAAATAACAGATATTATTGATTCAAAAATCCAAAATTCTCAATGGACATCTAATTTAAGATGTTTTGTTGCTAATGTTACAGCTTTAAATTCTGATACAACAATTCAAGTATTCCCTATTTCTCAATCATGGAATATGGGTACAGGAAGATACAAAAACTCCCCAGAAACACAAAATGGAGCAAGTTGGATATGGAGAGATTATCAAGGTGGAATTATATGGACTACTAGTTCATTTGCTCCAGGTTCAACAGGTTCTTATTCAGCTTCCGTTGATCCAGGAGGATGTACTTGGTATGTAACTCAATCATTAAGTGGATCTCAAACATTTAGTTATTATACTGATAAAGATATTAATATTAATGTTAAAAATATTGTAGAAAGTTGGTATAGTGGTTCTATATATAATGATGGGTTTATTCTAAAACAACAAACAGAATTTGTAGATAATGAAGATGTACAACCTAAAATGAAATATTTTTCAATTGATACTCATACTATATACCCACCATGTTTAGAATTTAAATGGAATGATTCATCTTTCTCTACAGGTTCTTCTACATTATCTACAATATCAACACAACCATTTGTTGTAGCATTAGGTGATAATCCAGGATACTTTTATTCAGGTAGTGTAAATGTATTTAGAGTATATTCTAGACCAGAATATCCTGTTAGAACTTTTTCAACATCTTCATATTTTACACAAAACTATTATTTACCAACTTCTTCATATTATGCTGTGAAAGATGTATATACAAATGAATTTTTAATAGATTTTGATTCTACATATACTAAATTAAGTCAAGATGAAACTAGTAGTTTCTTTACTTTATATATGAATGGATTACAACCTGAAAGATATTATAAAATATTAATTAAAACTATGGTTGATGGAAATACTATAATATTAGATGATAATTATTATTTTAAAATAATTAATGGATAATGAAAAAATTTAAAATTAGATTAATTATAAAAGAAGAAATTGAAAAAATTATTGGAAGGGGAGGTTCTAAAGAAGTTACTTCTTCTGATAATTCTAATGTTGTTACTAAAAAATTCTTAGGAAATATAAATAAAGAAAACCTATTAAAAGAAAAACAACTTGGAGATAAATATCCCAACTTTATAGCAAAAACAATAAAATTAACTGATAATTCACTTACACAAGAAAAATTAAATAATAATAAATTATATTCTCAAATAATACTATCTCTATCAGAAGAGGGTCAAGAATTGTTTGAAGAAAGTGGTTTAGATGATGAATTTGAATTTTTAGTAAAATATCCTGAATATAATAAAAATAAGGAATTAAAAGATAAAATATCAAAATTAGATAATTTTGTAAAAAATACTCTTATAGGTAAAGAAAAAATATCAATCAATAATTTAGATTATCCTAATATGAATAATATAGGATATGATAATAAAGGAAATATAAAATTATTAGAAATATTTTATTAAAATGGAAAAATTAAATTTAACCAAAAAAGCATATGCTAAGAATCAATTTGAAAAAGTTATAGATACTAAATTTTCACAATTAGCATTATCGCCATCTAATGAACAACCGGTTACTCCAACTATATCGATTGATGAATTTTTTCAATACTATGATCAATTATTTTTCCAAATTCCTAAACTTGGTCCTACAAAATCTCATGAATACCTTATAAAAACAAGTTCCGAATATATAAATTTTACTCCATTAAATGATGATATATCAGCCTTAGTAGATGAAATAAATGTATTACAACAACAAAATCTAGAATTAAATCAACAATTAGTAGAATTACAACTTCCTAAATAATGGATAAATTAGTCAATATCACCCAAGTAAATCCAGATAATCTTCAATTACAAAATTATACAATTGATGATGAATCTCTTATATCCAATTTTACTCAAGATATTATTTTTAATCCCAACGAAGATTATTTAGAATATTTTGTACTTGATTTAAATCAAAATATTTTATTTAGTAATGTTGTAGGTTATCCTAATTATAAAATTCAAGATAATAATATATTAATTGATCCACAAAATAACCTGGAACTAGCAGGATTTACAGAAGGTCAATATTATACAATATATAATTTTTTAAAGCAAAAACTATCTTCATCTCCATATAATACTCTTTATATACAAGATATAAGTCCCGATAGAACTGAATTAAGATTAAATACAACAAAGATATCTAACTCTGATATCATAGAATCTACTTCACAATTAGCTTTAGAAATCGCTAACTCACCAGGTTCATACAAAGATTTTTATTTAGATTTTGGTGATAATAATTTAATTATAGCTACTAATATTGCTTTGGATAATACAAATCCAACTAACTCTACAGTACTAATAAAATTATATGAACCATTACCTGAAAATTTTACTTTTCAGTCTCAATGTTGGGTAGTAGAACAAATAGCTGAATCTCAAGCTTATCAAATTGAATTAACAACAATTTTTACTCTTGAAGAAAACTTAAATTATATTGGGGGTCCTAATTTTAATTTACCTATTCAAGACCAAATAAATAATTCTACCTCTTATCAAAATTTAAGTACTCTTTCCCAAAACACATCTGTTCTAGGTTCAGGTAGTTTACTATACCAAATAAATAGTATTTTAAAAGATAAAGGAATTGAAATTAACATAGACTATTCAGATTACTCTGATTTTGTTCATTTTTCATCCGCTCAAACAAGATTAGAAAATTTTTATTATAAATTGGCCCTATTAGAAGAATACACATTAAGTGGAAGTTATTCTAATAACACCCCAACAAGTTCTTTCACTTCAGCAAGTCAAGGAATGTGGGATAATAAAATTAATGAAATAATAACTAATTTTGATGGATATGAATATTATTTATACTACACCTCAGAAAGTTATTCTTGGCCTAAATCCAATTCACAATATCCATATTTAAATTATTCTGTAAATGATCCTATTTCTTTAGCATGGTTTGTAACTCAATCTATTTCAGCATCATTATATGATAATGAAAATATTAATGGATTAATTAATACAATTCCTTCATATCTAAAAGAAGATCCTCAAAATGATCAATATATTTTATTTGTTCAAATGATAGGACAACATTTTGATAATGTTTGGATCTATTTAAAAGATATCACTAACAAATTTGATTCAGATAATAGATTAAATTTTGGAATTTCAAAAGATATAGTAGCACAAGCAATAAGAGATTTAGGAGTAAAGATATATCAAAATAATTTTTCTACCACTGATTTATACTCAGCATTATTAGGAGTAACTAATTCTGGGAGTAATTTAAACATCCCATTTACTACAGGATCATTACCATCTCCATCAGGATATGAATATATAAATTCATATGTAACCGCTTCATCATTAAATGATTTACAACCATTAGATGATGTTAACAAAGAAATTTATAAACGTATATATCATAATTTACCTTACTTATTAAAGAAAAAAGGTACAGTTGATGGATTAAGAACTTTGATAAATATTTATGGCATTCCTGATACAATATTAAGAATTAACGAATTTGGAGGTCAATCATCTAATATAACAAATTATGATAATTTTCAAGATCAATTCAACTATGAATTTTATTCTGAAGGAACAGGTTATTTAAAATACCCTCTAGATTTCAAAGCATCATTCTCAGGAGAATTTAGATTTAAAACTAATGGGATACCATCATCATCAATTTCACAAGTATTATTAACCTCAGACGATACTTCTTCCCTTATAATAACATTACATTATACTGGATCAGGAAATACTAGTGGTTCATATTCTGGTTCAATTGTGGACCCTTATAACAATTATGGTAATGTTACTTTAGAAGTAAGTGGATTAACATCAAGTGTTTATTTACCTGTGTTTGATGGAGATTGGTGGTCTGTATTATTCTATTATGATTTAACCTCACCTTATACTCAAAAATTATATGTTAAAAATAATATATATGAGGGATACGATGGAAATACTATAGGATTTCAAGCTTCTTCTAGCTTCAACAAAAATCCTACAGCGATATCAGGTTCATTATACTTATCATATCCAACAAATGTAGGATCTAATTATCCATTTTCTGGATCATTTCAAGAATTTAGATTATATAACACATTATTAAGTGAAAGTAAATTTAATGATTACGTTATGAATCCATTTTCTATAGAAGGAAATATGGTAACAGGTTCTCAATCATCTTTGAATACTTTATTATTTAGAGCTCCTCTTGGTGCATTGTTAGATAATGATTCATCTTTACTTATAAGATCTTCTTCACATTCTTCATTAACATCATATCCATCTGTACCATCATTAGGTTCTGCTACTAGTTTATATTATTTATCTGGTTCATTTACTTTTGAACCTAATACTGAATATAATTATCAAAATCAATTTAATGCCGGAATAAAAAATGCAGTTTCAGATAAAATAAGAATAATTGATGAAGTATTACCAAGTGGAGATACTCTTTCCAAATATATATCAATCCAACAAAATTCTTACGTAAGTGAAAGTTTCACCAAAGATGTTAATTATGTTGAAGTAGCATTTTCCCCTCAAGATGAAGTTAATGACGATATTATAGCTCAATTAGGCTCATTTAATATTGGTAATTATATTGGAGATCCAAGACAAGTATCATCTTCATTAACTTATTACCCTGATTTTAATAAATTAAGAGATGAATATTTTTCTAAATATACTAATAATTATAATTTGTGGGATTATATAAGATTAATTAAATTTTTAGATAATTCTTTATTTAAAATGATACAAGATTTTACTCCTGCAAAAACAGGATTAGCAACAGGTATAGTAATAAAACAAACAATTTTAGAAAGAAATAAATATCCTTTACCTCAAGCAACAACAAATAGTGAAATAGCTTTTGTAGGAAGCCCAACATCAAGAACACTTAATATACCTTACTAATGTCATTAAAAAATATTCTCATAACAGGATCTATAGGTAGTATTCCGTCTCAATCATACGGACAAAAAACTTATATATCTTCTACTGATAATCAATCTATTCCTATAGAACATATTACTGGAAGTAGTGGAGGATCAATGCCTGAATTAAACGGGAATATATCTTCATCTAATTTATTTGTTAATATTACTCAATCTTGGGAAGTAACAAACAATTCTCCCCTAGGACCAATTACTTATACTCATAATACTCAAGATGAATTTATAAATGGTGAATTTAGTGGATCAACATTACAAGTATCAGACCAACGTCTAGTAGATGAAGATTGTATAAATTTATTAAATATAAATCCCACATTAGTAAATTATAAAATATATTTTTATAGTAATAATGTAACTCCTTCAGGAATATTTTTAGATTCAGATACAACACCAAATTCAGGAGAAATATATTTATTATATGATTCATCATCACTTTAAACAACATGCCAATATCAACAACCGTAACTAGATATTCTCCATCTGTCATAACTAAGGGAATTAAATATATTAAAATTAATAGATTTGATGAACAAGGTACTGATAATACTATATCTCTACAAGAATTAACTAATTTAAGATTATTATTTGAAGATTTAGGTATAGTAGATTTCCCAATATTATCAATAGCTGAATACTCAGATTATTATTTATATAGAGTAGGTCCTGTTGTTTTAGGAAATTCAACTGATAAATTTAAATCACCAACAGATCCTAATACTGCAACAGATACATACTCTTTAACCTCAGGAGATAATACATCTCCAATATTTTATGGATATACTAATACAACAGGAAGTATAAATGGAAATGGTTTATATAATTTTCAAAATGGTGGATATACCGTAACAGCAACATGTTATTTTTCAGCTAGTGCAACAGTAGTATCTAAAAAACAATTCTATGTCTTATTTACTGGATCTAATGGTATTATAAGTAAACAACTATTTAATCCAAATTTTGGAAGTCCTGGAACTGGATCTTATTCAGCTTCTATATCATACGTTCCAACATCTGGTTCTACATTAGGTGTGGCTTTTGCCTCTAGTTCAGTTAATATTAATTTTAACTTACCAAGTATTGACTTTAGAATAACTCAAGATATAACTTCATCTATTGATAATAATATACTAAATCATAATTTTAGTGCTTCTGCATATACTGGAAGTGATAAATTATACATCACTGATCCAGGTTCTTGGACAGGAATAGGTTTATCATCATCTATAAATCCTCTTTCATATTTTACTTCCTCAACAAATAAATATACATTTGGTGATACTCCAAACCATTTAATTCATTTTACATCCTCAGTCTATCTTGAAGGATCAGGAGGACAAATAATATTAGAATTAAGAAAAAATATTACTGATGTTATAGCAACTGAAGGATTCTCAGTAGGAGGTGGTACTACTGTTGCGATTTCTGCTTCATTTTTAGCTACAGAAAATGATGCATGCTTTTTATACATTAATAATGATGGATCAGGATTCACTGTTACAGCTAGTAATGTACAATGGCAATTTACTCAATCTGTATCTCCACATTCTGAATCTAATTTAACAGTTTTAGAACCATATTTAACTGAAAATTTCTTTTATAGTGATTGTAATGCATTATATGGTAATGCTGATGGATTAGAATATGATGATAGTTTTATGAAGATATTATATGATGATGGTTCTGTAATACCTTCAAACCAGTCAGAAATATTATCAAACACAGCAGAAAGAGCTCCTGTAAAATCATATAATTATGCTTTAAGAGCACAAGTTATTCCTAGATATAATGGTGTTAAATTAATCCAACAAAATAGAAATATATGGACTGAAGGAGATACTAGTTTTGGAAAAGAACCATCTGTTCAAAATTTAGGAACATATTTTGCATATTTTGATTATATGAATGGTACTGATTATATATTAACTAATAAAAAAGCCGCTCATATATTATATTTAATAGATAAAGATGGTAAAGTACAAACACCAACTTTAGATAGCCCATATTATCCTAATTTAACACAAAATTTCCTCTCAGGAGAAAATGCCAATATTTCATTTGAAACTTCTACAGGTAATGCTGCTAATATTCAAGGTATTAAACCTATCATAAGATCAGGAGTTTACCCAAAACCAGTTATATATTCTCAAACAGGAAGCAATGCAAATTCTTCTTCAAATATAATATTTGATAATATATACGAATTATCTAATGTACCTGATTATTTAACAAGTATTTACTTATATCCTCAAACATGGCAGATAAATACATATAATAATTTTTTAGATGCTTATTTAGGAACTGATCCTATAGTTAATTTTATTTCCCCAAATGTAAGTTATAATAGTGTATCTCCTGATAGAAATCTAGAAATAGATGTTTCTTCTAATAAAACCCAAATTATTGCCTCAATTAGTATTCCATTAAAAACTGTATTTCCTACCCCATCAGCATTGGGAGCAATACGAATATTAAAATCTACTGATGGTGGTACTACATGGAATGAAATAGCTATACTAAATAATTTTTCAATAAATTCTTCATACGAAACATTTTCATTAAGTACCTCACCCCAAATCACTACTCTTGGAGATAAATATAGAGTCACAATTAATACAGTAGGGATTCCTGGATTTATACAACAAGGACAAGGAACATTTTCTCTATCACAAACACCCGCCCCATCTAATATTTCAATTAATCCTCCATATTGGATTACTGGATCTTTATCAAAAAATATACTTACAGGCTCAGCATTTACAGGATCTTATATAACAACATCCCCATTATATCAAACATTTCCATCTTCCTCAGCATCATATGAACCTGTTTTACCATTTACATTACAAACAAATGATGAAATTAGGTTTGAAGGAGACGAAACCCAAATATATACTATTACTACTGTAGAAACAGGAATAAGTGGATCATTATATTTAACTTTAAATAGAAATATTGCCGATGGGACTGATTTAGATTCATTTTTAATAAGAAGATATACTCCTGACCCTGGATATATATTATTGGATATACCTTCTGAAGGAGGAGGAACAGGTTTTATTTTTCCTGAACACGTTACTTTGGATGTTCAACGAAATTTTAATACCATAATACAAAACTTAAAAGAAAAAGGATTAATTCCAATTTAATAAAAATATAATTTAATAATATTTATAATAAAAATATAATAATAAAATGGGATATTTAAATAATACTGTTATAACAGTAGATGCAATTTTAACAACAAAAGGAAGACAATTATTAGCAAAAAATGATGGTTCTTTCAAAATTACTCAATTTGCTCTCTCAGATGATGAAATAAATTATACTTTATATAATCCATCACATCCATCAGGTTCTGCTTATTATGGTGAGGCAATTCAAAATATGCCTTTGTTAGAAGCATTTCCTCAAGAAACCCAAATTATGAAATCTAAATTAGTTACTCTTCCTAGAGGTACAGCTAAATTACCTGTTTTAGATTTAGGTTATTCTGCAATCGTAATTAAACAAGGTGCTTCATTAACAATTACTCCTCAAACATTAAATTATTTTGGAGGAAATACTTTTGAATCTACTGGATACACAGCAACAATTTCAGATGTTAGATTATTTAGTACATTTGAAGGAGTAGGTGTAAATACTCCTGCCGCCCAAGCATTAAATACTACAACTACATTAGGAACAAATGTTTCCAAAACAGTTGTTGGTACTACAATTAATATAAGAGCAACTACTATAAATACTTTATTTGGTTCTAATAATCAATTACAAGCTACATTAACTGTAGTAGGTAGAGATAGTGGTGCTCGTTTAACAATCCCAGTAACTGTAACAAAAATATCTTAAATATAAAACATGTCTTTTAACCGTTTTTCACCCGAAGATTTTGTAGTAAGCTCTGATTCAATCACTTCAACCTTATGGTCAGGAGGAGCAGTAGCTTTAAATACTATTTATACTTCATCTACTCAAGAAGCAGGTTCTTCTGGAGATTTTTATTTAAATATTTATCAAACAGCTTCTACAGAACCTGCTGCAGCAATTCAATTTGCTATAGCATATGGAAATAAAAATGGTAGTGGAAGCTCTTTATATAATAGCTCAGTTAATGGAGCATCACCAACAAAAACTACATATGGTCAATACCAAAATTTAGTAATAGGAGATGAAAATACAGATTTTATATTTGGAGGATATACCTCATCAGATTTCTGGGTTATATCTGTAGATAGAACAAGATATAAAGAATCTTTATTCCCAGGTTCATTAGCACTAACAATTTCAGGAAGTACTGGAGCTCTTACATTAACAGATGATAGTCAAGTAGCTTCTTCAATAATATTTAATGATGCTGGAAGAGTATTCCAATTAGTTAGTGGTTCTCAAGGAACAGTATATACAGGATTATATTCAACAGGGTATAGTCCATCAGGTTCATATGGTTGGTTGTTACCAGATATTGGAACTATTATTTTAAATCCAAAAGCATTAAGTGCCTCAATTTCTTTATCTCCTAGTCAATCATCAAACTCAGATGGGTTAAATTATAGAAAATTATATGATGCTTTAAATGGAGCTTCTGCAAAATCGTTCTCTTTAAATAGTCAAGAAACTATTTCTTCAGATTACATATTTGTAAGAGCTAGAAATGCCGAATTTAATTATTCTGAAAATCCAAGTTTCATATCAGGTAGTACTGGAGAAGTATTATTTAATTCATTTATAAATGCTCCACAAACATATATAACAACAATTGGTTTATATAATGATACTAATGAATTATTAGCTGTAGCTAAACTTTCAAGACCATTATTAAAAGATTTTACAAAAGAAGCTCTAGTAAGAGTTAAATTAGATTTCTAAAATGGATGAGCGCTTACAAGCAACTTCTCACATCAGATATAATCGTTACTCCATTTGAGGTAAATAAAGAATTTACTTTTTATGGGGAAAGCGATTTAACTGGTTCTAATGTAGGAATTGATAGATTATTAGGTAAAAATATAACCTCATCATTATTTAATCCTAATTCAGACCCAACAACTGGACAATTAGGTACTCAATATCAAAGATTAATTTATAATTCAATTAAAGAATTATATTATTCTAATTATTTAAGTTCTAGTTATGGTGATTCTATTAATAGACCAACCCTTATTCCTGGTTCTACCTCTGAAGGAGATGCTTTAATAGGTTCACCTTCAAATCAAGCATATTACAATTACTCTCAAACTACATTATCCTATCCTAAATTCTTTCCAACTGGTTCTAACAATACAATTGGTGTAATATCAATCCCAGTTAGATTATTTGGTGATTATATTCAACCAACATCATTCAAATTAACCACAGAAAGTGGAAGTTTAACTGATGATGGTGAAGGAAATATTTTATATAATAGTAATATAGTAGGAAATATATTTTATCCTCATGGATTAATTGTTATAACAGGTAATTCTCAATCATATAGTATTAGCGGTTCAGTATATGGAACAGCATTATATGGAGATGCTTTATATGGAGGAGGAGCTACATTCGCAGATGAATTAATAAATTTCATTACTTCATCAAATGTTACTTGTTCATTCTCTAGTTCATATACAATTTATGAAACTCAATACAAATGTACTATAAGAGAAAACGAATTTAACTTAACATTAAATCCAACAGCTATTTCAGGTAGTACAAGTGATGGGGAAAAAAATGGTGTTCCTTATGGTTTCGTAACTGAATCATATTTTTCTCCTTATATTACCACAATAGGTTTATATGATGAAAATCAAAATTTATTAGCGGTAGGTAAATTAGCACAACCATTGCCAACATCCCCAACTACTGATACAACAATTTTAATTAACTTGGATCGATAATGAAATTATTAAATATATTAAAGGAAATTTTACAAAATAAATTATTATATCATTCAACTGATATTAGGAACGCTATTGAGATTTTAAAATCGGGTGAAATTAAAACATATGAAAATAAATTAAAACAAACAAATCAAGATCCTTCAGATTGGTATGATGACCCTGAATATGGTAAATACGTTTATGTTTCTGATTTCCCCCATAATGAGAATAATTATTATGGATTATCTGATTTAGATGTTACATTTGAAATTGATGGTAATAAAATAAAACATAAAGCTTTTCAAGCAGATGAAAGATATGAAGGGGGAACTATATCAATAAAAGGAAATATTCCATTAAAATATATTATAAAAGTAATATTACATACAAAAGATGATAATTTAATTTCTCTTTTAAATGATAAAAATATTAAATATGAAATAAAATAAATAAGTTATGAATAATTGGTTTCAAATATCACATGACCTAAGAAATATGGGTCGTGAAATAAAAACAGAATTTACTTCAATAGAAGATTTTCCTGAAAATACTTTTGGTTATATCTATTGTATAACCAATCTAGATACTAATAAAATATATATTGGTAAAAAACAGATCTTATCTGTTACCAATAAAAAACTTGGTAAAAAAGAATTATTAGAATTACCAATTCAACGTGGTCGTAAAGTTACTAAAAAGAAAGTAACTAAAGAATCTGATTGGCAAAATTATTGGGGTAGTAACAAACCATTACTTGAAGATATTAAATATTTAGGTAAAGATAAATTCAAAAGAGAAATATTAAAGTTTTGTAAAACCAAAAAAGAACTAACATATTGGGAAATATATTACCAAATGGATAATAATGTCCTTACTTCAAATAGCTACAACGACTCAATTCTAGGAAGATACTACAGAAAAGATTTTAGCTTGTAGTCCCAAATTCTTGTTCATATCATAATGGTTATGGAAAATAGTATACTCATATCGTTAGTAGACTCTATATTAGGACCTGGTAAAAATACTGCTAGAGGAAACAGAGCATATGTTTGCCCTTTCCATATTTCAAACCCCCCAGGTAAAAAAAATTTTGAAATTAATTTTAGTCCTAATAATAATGGTGAAAATCCTTGGGCATGTTGGGGTTGTGGAACTAAAGGTAAAAAAATACATAATTTATTTAAAAAATTAAAGGTAAGTCCTGATAAGTATGATCAATTAAGATTAATTATTAAATCAATACCCAAAGGTTATAATTTACCAACAGAAACTAAAATTGTAGAATTACCAAAAGAATTTACTTCATTAATTAATATTAAAAAACCATCATTACCTGCAAGAAGAGCAATAGTCTATTTAAAAAATAGAGGAATAACAGAAAATGATGTTGTGAAATATAATTTAGGATATTGTGAAGATGGACCTTATAAAAATATGATTATAATCCCATCATATAATGCAGATGGAATGTTAAATTATTTTACAGGACGTTCATTTGAAAAGGATCCATTTATAAAATATAAAAATCCTGATGTATCAAGAGATATAATAGCATTTGAGTTATTTATAAATTGGAATGTTCCTATAATAATATGTGAGGGGTTTTTTGATTCAATTGCTATAAAAAGAAATGCTATACCATTGTTAGGTAAAAATATACAACAAAACCTAATGAAGAAAATATTTCAATCAAATGTTGAAAAAATTTATATTGCATTAGATAAAGATGCTATAAAACAAGCATTAAATTTTTGTGAATCACTAATGAACGAAGGTAAAGAAGTTTATTTAGTTGATCTTAATGATAAAGACCCTAGTGATATGGGTTTTTTAAATTTTACTAATTTAATTCAAAACACTTTACCATTAACCTTCTCAAATTTACTTGAGAAAAAACTTCAAATGATATGATAGAAAAAGGACATTCCATCCATAAAAAAAGTATTACAAGAATATTAGAATTAGATCCTGAAGGTAAACAAATTAACTTCTTAGATAATAGATTTTACAAACGTTATGAAGGATATTACCCATCAGTAACTAGTATACTTCAATATTTCCCCAAAGGTAAATTCTTTGAAGATTGGTTAAAAGATGTAGGACATAATGCTGAATTCATAGCTAAAAAATCAGCAGATGAAGGAACACAAACCCACAGTTTAATTGAAAAATATCTAGAAGGCCACCAAATTAATTGGTTAGACGAACATGGTAATGCAACTTGCTCTTTAAATGTTTGGCAGATGTTACTAAAATTTGTTGAATTCTGGGAACAAGAAAAACCAGAATTAGTAGAAAGTGAAATCCATTTATTTTCAGATAAACATAAGATTGCAGGAACATGTGATTTAGTTATCAGGTTAAGAGGAAAATTATGGATATTAGATATTAAAACATCTAATAATTTACACACTTCATATGATTTACAATTAGCAGCATATGCTACTTGTTGGAATGAAACTTTTGAAGAAAAAGTTACCAACACAGGAATCATTTGGTTAAAGTCTTCTAAGAAAAAAGCAAATAAAGATGCAGATAGAATTCAAGGTAAAGGATGGGAAATATACGTATCTCCACGTTCTATTGAAGAAAATTGGGTATTGTTTGATAAAGTATATGATTTATATAAATTAGAAAATCAAACACAAGAACCATTATTCAATAAATTTCCCTTATCAGTTAAATTAAAATAATTGATTTTCTATTAATTTCTAATATTTATAATGGATTAATCTTTACTACAATTCATGGAATATTTAATTGACACACTTACAAAAACTTTATTATCTGATAAAGATGTAAAATATTTACTTGAAGATTTATCGAAAGAAAAAGATACCCCAAAAAATCTTAAAGAAATCATAGCCTCATTAACTCAATATATGATTGATCAGGGAATGAATGTTTCTCCTTTACCTAAATTAATCATTAAAAACAGTGATTTAGAAAACGCTGAGAATGTTTTAGGTAAAACTGCATATTACAATCCAAATAATTGTTCTATAGTATTATATACATTGAATAGACACCCTAAAGATATAGGTCGTTCTTTTTCTCATGAAATGATTCATAGAATCCAAGATAATGAAGGTAGATTAACTAATGTAACTACTAGTAATACTAATGAGGATTCTTCTTTAAAAGAATTAGAAGAAGAAGCATATTTGAGAGGAAATATGACTTTTAGAAATTGGGAAGATTCAATCAAAAACAAATCAAACTTAACAGAAGGTAAATTTGATAAAATTACAGGTTTAATAGTAGATAAGATATGGCAATATATTAAAAAATCAAAATCACTAAAATCTCCTACTAATGTATATAAAACAACAATTAACATTGGTAAATATACTTTTTATTTAACTACATTTATAAAAAGAAGTAATAAATATAATTTTCAATTAGCAGTAGATGCTAACCAAAAAGAAAATGAGATTCAAGTCTTAATAAATCTAAACCCAGATTATGAACCTGATTCATATGTTAAATTAAATTCTAAACTTCAGGATGCTGTAAGACATGAAATAGAACATACATTACAAGATCCTAAAAGTACTAATTTCACCCCTGGTAAACCAAAAATGACTTCTTCTTCATATAGAGGAGAAATCCAACATGATCCTAAAAAAATACACAGATATTTTACATTGAAAGATGAAATACCTGCAATGGTTAATGGATTATATAGACAAGCAAAAACAGAAAAAAAACCAATTGATGAGGTGTTTAAAGAATATCTCCAATTCTTTCTAGACTCAGGAGATATAAACCAACAACAATTAGATAAAATAATAAAAGTGTGGAGCGAGTATACAAAAGCAAACCTCCCTGCAGCTAAGTTTTCAACAGATGTATAAATTAACAGATCTATATAAACAAATAAAAGAAGAAGAATCAAATAACCAATTAACTCAATATAAAATATTTTGTGATATGGATGGAGTTATATGTGATTTTGATAAGAGATTTGAACAATTTGGTGGGATGGGACCTAAAGCTTATGAAATTAAATATGGTATAAATAAATTTTGGGAACTTATAGATGATAAAGTTGGATATACTTTTTGGTCTAAAATTCCATGGATGCCTGAAGGTAAACAATTATGGTCTTATATAAGTAAATATAAACCATCTCTGTTATCTGCCCCATCTAAAAAAGCATCATCTAGATATGGAAAAAGATTATGGGTAGCAGAAAATATCCCAGGAACACCTCTTCATCTAGCTGATAGAGCTAAGAAACAAAATTATTCCGGTAAAAATAAAATTCTTATTGATGATAGAATTGATACTATTGAAGAATGGAATGCAAAAGGAGGAATAGGGGTTTTATTTACATCTACAAATCAAACAATTAATGAATTAAAAAAATTAGGACTATGAGTAAATATAAGTATAAATTAAAAGAACAAGAAATTACATCTGGGGATGAAAGTGGAATTGGTAATGTTAGAGAGAAAAAAGACTTAGTTTTAATAGCTAAGGGTGATTATTCAATTGATAGTATTATCGATATATTAAATGATTCAAAAAATTATAATAAAGTATTTACTAAAAAATCATCTGAATTAGAAAATATTGAATTGGATATATACGGATATAAAAATATTCCAGCAAATAGTAAGAAAAATAAAGCTTTATTAGATTCTCAAAAAGAAAAATTTGGAGAACCATTTTATAGAAAAATAGAAACTGAAACAGGAAGCAAATTTTCAGGTATTCAGAGTAGTGGATTTCCACCAAAGAGTAAATCAAATGATGAAATAGTAAAAAAATACGCATCTAATTCTACTGAAAAACCAATTAATAAGTTAGATTTAAAATATGAAAAAATAGAAGATAGAGAAGCTATAAAATTCTTTACAGACAATATTTCTATAACAACATCAAAAATTGAATCTATATTAACAAATGCTGGATTGAAATCAGGAAAAGATTATTCTTTAGGTAAAAAATTAATTGATGAAAGTGAGTTACGTACTATGATTAAAGAATTAGTAAACGAAAATACTTCATTTAATTTAGACCCTAAATTAGCCTTTAAATTATATGATATTCTTAAATCTGAATATCCCCAAATAGGAAATGATCATACAAAATCTTCATTTTTTTATTTTTTAAATGAAAAATTAAAATAGTTATATATGTCTGAAAACGTATTAAAAAAAGACTTCAAACAAAAAGACATTCAACGTCTTCGTAATTTAGTTAAAGGTAACCAAAAAGAAAAATCCACAGTTGGTATTGGTTATGAAAAAAAACAAGAATTTTACGAAGAAGGAGATGTATGGGATGCTGATGGAAGAACATGGACTATTATTGATGGTATTAAACAAAATATTACCAAATTAGATAAAGCTAAATCATCAATATTAATGCCTTTATTTTGCCCACAATGTTCTAATTTAATGAAAAATAAATTTGACAAATTATTTTATATACAATATAATAGATGTTTTAACTGTCAGATAGATTTTGAAACTGAAATCCGTAAATTAGGATTATGGGAAGAATACGAAAAAAATATCATAAACTCAGACCTAGATTCTATAATAAAAGATTATGGTGTATGGATGGATGAAATTTTAATTGGTTCTAATGAAAGCTTCATTACAGAAGCTGGAGATATAGAAAGATGGGTTGGAAATGGTAAGAAAAAGTTATTAGAAAATAAAGAGGAAACAATTAAATATTTACAAAGCTTAAAAAAATAAATTTATGGAGTTAATGCAAGGATTCATCACTATTTTTGTCGCATTGATTACGGCACTGGTAGGTCCTTTAGTAGTAGAGTACTTTAAAAATAAAACAAACAAAAAATCCAATAAAGATATCTTAGGTGAATCAATCCACACTGATGAAAAAATAGATCATCAATTAGATTTACTAATGGAAGAATTTAAATGTGATAGAATTAGCATAGTCCAATTCCATAACGGAGGTAATTTTTATCCAACAGGTAAATCAATTAAGAAATTTAGTATTTTTTATGAAAAGACAACAGAAGGTACTCCATCAATAAAAGACACATCCCAAAATATTCCAGTATCATTGTTTCCAAAAATGTTTTCTCTTTTATATAAAGAAGGAGAAATAAACATACATAAATGTTCTGAAAATAATGTGGATTGTGGATTATTTCAAGTACGTGGGAAAAAATATAAAACCAAATCATTTTATGTTGTAGCTATAAAAGATTTAAATAATAATTTTATAGGTACATTAACAATTTCATTTTATGCAAATGAACATAGATTTTCACTAGATGAATGGATAATATTAAGACAAAAAGTTGGAGCTATAGGTACTATATTAACTGACTATTTACATGATAAAAAATAAATTTAATTAAATTTTTCAATATTTATAATAAAATTAAAAAATGAGTAATTCATTCAAACACATGCAAAAATTAGCTTTTGGTAAACCCCTTACTGAATCAAAAGAGCAATTAAAAGATAAAATTAAAGAATTATTATCTAATTCACTTGGTGAAGCTAAAAAAGGCGGAAAAAAAGCTAAAAAAGATATTGCCCCACAAGAAGATGTAGATATTAATATAGATGCAGAAGAAACACCTACAGATACTATAACTCCTGATACTACTGCATCTGTTGATATTGACCCAAAAGTAAAGGCAATCCAAGATTCATTACAAAAAGCATTAGCTAATGCCAAAGCATTAGGTGATGAAAAATTAGTAGCACAAATAGGTAATACTATCACAATGCTTGTTAGAACACAAGTATTAGGAGCACAAAATGTAGCTGAATCAAACAAGAAATATTATAAAGATGCAGAAGCTGATGATGCTGAACATATTAAAGCCTTAGAAAAAGATATGAAAGATGACAAACATTCAAGTTAAATTAATAAATAAATAATCAATAAACCAAAAACAAAATGAATACTAAAGAACTATTTGAACAAATTAGTGGGTTGTATGAAACAGCAAAAACTAACCACGAAGGTACAACTAAAAAATCTCAACAAGCAGCTAGAAAAGCCCTATCAGAATTAAAAAAATTAATTCAAGCTTATAACAAAGCATCTGTTGCTGAAGCGAAATCAAAATAATTTACTATGGCATCACTTACCCCTAGAGAGTTAGAATTAAAAAACAAACTTTACAATCAATACAAACAAAATAAAAATAAATTTGTTAAAGATTATGGGGAAAATGCTGAAAAAGTTATGACTGGTAGAGCTATTACATTAGCTAAACGCATGGCAGAAAAAGAAAATAAACTTAAAATAAAAGAAATCATCAAAAAGGCCCTTAAAGGGCCTCTTGATGAAATTGATTCTAATTTATTTGTCCAAAATAGAAAACCAGTACCTGATAAATCTCCAATAACTCCATTAATTCACCAAAAGAAAGAAAATCCAGAAGATGTAGTTAAACTTGACATTCCTCTTTTAATTCGTATGTTAGAATACGCTAGAGAAGATGCAAAAACAGATATGGATTTACATTTTGTGGTTGAAAATATGATTGAATTATCAAAAGCAGATAGAGTATTAACTATGGAAGATTACGAAAGTATTATCTCTCCTTATTCAAAAATTGATAATAAATAAATATAATGGATAAAAATCAATTAAAAGATAAAATTAAATTTTTAGTAAAACAAGTCTATAACTCACCTGATAAAGCTGATAATAAAATAGATTTGGATAACTCATCCCCTATATCTTTAGATAATACACGTTTTCCAGTATTAATAAAATTTCCAACACTTAAAGATACCATAATTAAATTACTTACAGAACAATATGATTTATTTTTAAAGGATATAGAATGGGTTGCCCCACGTCCTACTACATTTCGTATTGTATTATCTAATGATCAAGTATTTTACTTAATTTTTACTGAGAGAACATGGATAGGTAAAGTAGAAGGAAAAAAATATTATTTGTTAAATATTAGTGAAGAACAAAATTGTGTTGAATCTATAGCTAGAATATTAACATATGGTTCTAAACCTGAACCTAAAGAAACATCTGCCGAAGCAGCTTCTACTCCTAAAGAAGAACCATTAGACACATCAATCGCACCTGAAACACCAGTTGAAGAACCCCCAGTAGAAGAAACCCCACCAACAGATGAATTACCTGAGGTAACTCCTTAATGAAATATATATATAACATAATTAATAAAGGTTTTAATATCATTTTCAATTCTGTAGAAAATAATATTAGAAAAAATCTTTATAAAAAATGTTTATCAGATGATATAATAGATCTAATTATATGTAAATCAATTAAATATAACAATTTATTTAATTTATATTTATATTTAAATAATCCTACCATATCATATAATGATTTGATAAATGAATCCGATTTAATAAAATTATTTTCCAAATCAAATTTTGAACAAGCATTTATCGAAGATATAATAAATATATCTGGAACTTCAGGTACCATTACTTTTGGTAAAGGAGAACTTGCATTAATAATATTTATAAATAATTCTTCCAAATACAATAAAAAAGGTGATATAATTGTAAATAATGTAGTTTTTGAAATAAAACGAGGCAAATCACAAATTTCAGAATCTAAATACTCTAAAAGAATTTCTAAATCAGATTTATTTTTAGGAGAAAAATCACAACAATTTATTTCTAAATACCATCCTAATTTATCCCAAAGAGTAACATGGGTTCAATCGGTATATGAAACTGATTCTCCTAGTTGGGAATTAATTAATCTAATAAACGAATTATATCCTGGATTAGAAATTGAATTTGATTTATCTAATTATCATTCATTAAATAATTCAATAGGATTAGCTCTAGTAAAAAATTATCTAAAAGATAAAATATTATTATTTATAGATAAAAATAACAAATTTATTTGTATTAAAGATTATGATGAGTTTAAATCTCTTTTAAACAAAAAAATCAAATTCAGTATGGCTTCAGATTTAGTTCCTCGATGTGAATTAATTTTTTAATATATTTATAACCATGGAATACCCAATTTTAAAACAACTTATTAGAGAAGCATTAAAATCCCCAATAAAAAAGGATACGTGTAATTGCGGATGTCATTCTTGTGAA